AATGCGTGGGACAACCCAGCCAACTGGGGCGCACCCCCGCCTGTGACCGGCCCGATGTCGGCCACCCAAGGTTTCTTTCCCAGCATGTTCCAGCAAGGCCAAGACCCCAACGGGAAATTCTGGAGCATGGGCGATTACATGAGGCAGTATCAGCAGAAATACGGCGGGCAACTGCCGGAAGTAATGGACGAGCAGCACAACAACACCATCAATTCACGGATGCTGGCAAATCCGGGCAGGCCCAACGAACCCGGCGCCTTCATGGTTCTCGGGCATCACATCAGCCCAGCCAAGCTGCAATACGATTTGCACCGTCCGATCAGCGATCCGGCTACTGCTGGCAGCATCCATTTCTCTAGGCAGTTCGGGCCAACTCAGACTGCGTGGTCCACGACGGGGGAACTTGGCTTGCCAGGGCAGCTTGAGCCCTTCGCGACTATGTGGGGTGCTGGTGGCCCCGGCAGCGGATAGGAGCGCGCGCAGGGTCAAATCAGGAACACACAATTTGTTCTCAGGAGAAATCTACCGAGAACAAACGTCAAGATTTCTCCTAGGAGGACACCATGCCCGCACGCAAACGACCTCCAGACGGGGCCAATTGGCATCCCGAGCAAGTGCGCGCCAGAATTCGAGCGACGGAACTGATCAACCGGCTGCAGAGCCACATCTTCGACGGCTTGGAATTGAGCCTAAGCCAAGTGCGCGGTATCGAAATCCTGTTGCGCAAGTGCATTCCCGACCTGTCCACCACCACGATCAATGCTGACATCAATGTAAGATACGTCGCGCACCTTCCCGAGCCGATATCGCGGCAGGCGTGGCTGGAAAAATACGGTGGCGACTATCTCGATCCCGCACGTACAATAGAAGGACATGTGAACGGGAACGGTGAAAATGACCACCAAGAGAACAGGCCGGCCGCCGGGACGACGCCCGACAAAATTCTACAATGAACGGTTTGAAGACTACGTATCACCGGAGCCTAATTCCGGTTGTTGGCTGTGGGATGGTGGTGGGGAGCGGCAGGCCGGCCATTGTCAAATAGAATTCAATGGTAGATGGCAATATGTGCATAGGTTTGCATTCGAACGCTATTGCGGACCAATCCCGCCCGGGCTTTGCGTCTGCCATAAATGCGATGTGCCGTGTTGTGTAAACCCGGATCATCTATTTCTCGGAACGCGTGCTGATAACAATACGGATATGAAACAAAAGGGGAGGCAGGTTAATGGCATTAAGCATGGTCTTGCCAAATTAACGCCGGAGCAAGTTTTAGCGATCAGAAATTCCACGGGTTCTGTAGCTAAACGTTACAGCGTATCGCGGCACACAATATGGGCAATTCGCAAACGCAAGGCATGGCAGCACCTGTCGAGCGAATAGTTTGGAGTCCGGGCTCGAACTTCGCGCAATGGTCGCTGCTTCAAAGCGATGTGTTTGAGGTATTTTTCGGCGGTGCTCGCGGGGGCGGAAAATCCGACGCCATGCTCGGCGATTGGATGTTTCATGCCGATCGCTACGGTGAGAATGCTTCTGGCTTGATGATCCGGCGAACCTACGTCGAGCTTGCCGATATCATCGAACGCTCGCGGGTGATCTATAGCCCGCTTCGTTGGACCTACACTGAGAACGAGAAAGTATGGCGCGCACCAAATGGTGCCAGATTGAAATTCGCCTATCTCGACCGCGACAGCGACGCCGAAGGCTACCAAGGCCACAGCTACACCAAACTCTATGTTGAGGAAGCCGGTAACTTTCCGTCACCGGCACCGATCTTCAAAATGTTTGCCACGCTGCGATCAGGCGCGGGCGTGCCGGTATCGGTACGATTGACGGGAAATCCTGGAGGCCCAGGCCACCAATGGCTCCGAGCGCGTTATGTCGATCCTGCTCCACTTGGCAACAAAATCATTCGTGATCCGGGCACAAACCTGGAGCGCATCTACATTCCGTCACGGGTGGACAACAACGCTCACATCGATATTGAAGCCTATAAACAACGGCTGCGGGCTTCCGGTTCAAAGGAATTGGTGCAGGCGTGGCTTGATGGAAATTGGGATGTCGCTCTTGGGGCATTCTTTGAAATATGGGACCCAAAGCGCCACGTGATCCGGCCGTTTGAAATCCCGAAAGATTGGATGCGGTTCCGCTCGATGGATTGGGGCTCGGCCTCACCATTCTCGGTCGGCTGGTGGGCGGTGGTGTCGGACGATCATGAGGTGAACGGTCACGTCCTGCCGCGCGGCTGCATGGTCAGATATCGCGAGTGGTACGGAATGAAGCCCGGACAACCCAATGTCGGGATCAAGCTGCACGCGGCGGAAGTAGGCAGGCAAATTGCCGAGCGCGAAAAGGACGATGACATCGCTTACGGTGTGCTCGATCCCAGCGCCTTTATCGAGGACGGCGGCCCGTCGATAGCCGAGAGCATGGGCACCGGCTCAAACGGCAAAGTATGGTTCAAGCGCGCCGATAACAGGCGGGTGCGCCACGGCCAGCAGATCAGCGGCTGGGATCAGATGCGCTCGCGGATGGTCGGTAACGCCGAGGGTCACGCCATGATCGTGACGTTCTCGACTTGCGTGGATAGCATCCGCACCATTCCGTTTCTGCAGCACGATCCTGATCGGCATGAAGACGTGATGACCGACAGCGAGGACCATTGTGGTGACGAGTGGCGCTATGCCTGCATGTCGCGACCGTATGCGCGCGTGAAGGAAGCACCAAAGCCGCAGGACATCAGCGGCTATGCGCCGCTCAAGCCGGGCGGCGAGCAGCCGATGGATTGGAAGGTTTTCTGATGGAACCGATACAGCAGAAGTTTGCGGCCTTCATGAGCACGCTCTCGCCCGAGGAACAGCGTGCAGTCGTGCCGTTGATGGCGACATTCATCAACACACTGTCCGGGCCGCAGCAGGGCGCGGGGCCGGACGACATGGCGCCGCCATTACCCCCGCCGGGCACCGAACCGATGCTTAAGCCTCCAGCCGCGCCGCCGCAGACGGCAATTCCGGGCGGGCCGCCGTTGCCCCCGCCTGATCCAATGGCAATGTCGATCGGCAGACAGCAGTATTGAGGGCGCGCCATGCCGAGCCTGATGGACCTGCTCGGTGAGACTTGGCCGGCCCGGATGGCAAAGAGCGCATGGAGTGCAGCCAAGCTGCCGGGCGATGTCTACGCCGGGCGCACTGATCCGTTGAGCGAGGAGGGGATAGGGCGAGCAGCCGACCTCGGCGGCATGGTGATGGGCGGGACGTTTGCCGGTGCGCCGGCTGGTGCGATGGGAGCGGGGCCGGTCGCATCTGACTTGTGGCATGGAATATCAAAGGTGAAGCTTCCTCGTCCGGTTTCTGAAATGTCGGCAACTCATGTGCCGACTGCACCCTTGAACGAGAAAATAATCACACCCGAGGCGCTGCAGGGCGGCTGGCTACTGCCGGCCTGGGGAGATCGATCGGCTACCAATTCACTGCTGTCGATGGTTGGCGATAAGCCGCTTGCTAATCCGGTTGCGATGCAGGGTGGCCACGGCTTCATGCCGGCTAATGTTGAGAGTGGGGCGGCGTGGGCGTCGGGTAAACCAGTGATTGGCCGGTTGGCCAAGCAAGCGCGGGAGTTGGGTGCCAGTGGCGATCCGGTCTATTTCCCGTATACGGCGATGGGCGAGCGATCGATCGACTTCTCCCATCACGTGTCCGATGCGCTGTCGGAAATGGTCAAGGGAAAATCAATTCCGGCGAAGACCGTGTCCGAATTCAATTCGGCAATGAAAAAAGCTGACGCCAATTTTCCGGCGATCGAGGATTGGCCCGGACTGCGTTCGCCCAAGTTGAGAGAATGGTTGGCTGAGTCCGGTGGGGATGCACGCAATAAATTTGCAAAGATCATGGACACCCGCGGGATGCAGGCCGGCGGCATGCCGAGCGTGGCGGAAGCGCGGTTTGCCACCACCGATCGCCGCCTGCTCGATGTCCCGACCGGATCGGCCGGTCAGTCGATCGCGCGACTTGATCCCGAAGGGCGAGTAATCACGGCACCGTCCACGCCGCATCGAACCTATGACACTCAACTCGGCGGTAAATATGTTGGCGGGCTAGCGGAAATGGTGCCGAAAGAGGTGATGTACCCACAGATGCTCGATGCTTATCGGAAGATGGGTTACGACCCGTTCCGGTTTGACTATTTGATGCAACGCGGGGTGCGGGGCGCGCCGATCGCACAACGGGCCGACCAGCAGTGGGTCGATAGCATCAGCCGGTATCTTGAGCAGGCTAATCGTCAGGGGCAATAAGCGGGCGCTTAGGAA